AATTGATTGATTATAAGTATCTATAGCATTATTTTTTGCGGCTAAAGCATTTGATGTGTTTGTAATTGCAGTATTATGTGCAGCTGTTTTAGTTGTTAGTGTTTGATTGTAAGTTGTTAAAGTTGAATTAGCAGAATTATATTCAGATAACGCTGTTTGATATTGAGAATATTTGGTATCACGATCTGATTGCAAAGAGGCTCTATCGTCTATTTGTTGTTGTGTTAATGGAGATCCATAGGCAATCCACTCTGCTGGAATTCCGCTCCACCACTGATTTGTTCCAACTCCTACATGCATATTTCCTGGACCGCCGCCGTTATACCACCAAGCTTGCAACTGTAATGTTTTATCAGAAGATGTATCAAACCATTGAGTATATGGGCTCCAAGCAGTTCCCTGCTCTTGCCATTGTTCTGTAGCTAAAACTCCATCAACATAAAGTCTAAATCCATCATCAGTAGCTCCAGCAAATTTTACTGCATCTATTTCGGCTGGTACTGTGACAGTTGCTTCAAATATACCAATTATATTTTGAGATAGACCACAAATAGCTCCAGATCCAGCCCATATATCAAATGTAGGGATAGTTCCATGACACATTAATCCAGCTCCTTGAGCTAAATATGCGTAATTACCCATACGAGACAATGGGTATATCCTAAAATAAACACCTGTACTTCCGCCATTTCCATATGTTGCTATATGTGCATTAAGTGCTATTTGTGCAGAATTATAAGTATTATATTTGTTATTTTTATCAGTTAATTTTGTAGACACTATAGCAGTCTGGGTATCAACTGAGGTTTGAGCTATTTGTTTTTCAGATAAAGCTGTTGCTTCTGCTGCTACCGCCGCATCATAAGAATCTGAAGCATCGTCTTTTGCTTCTTTTGCAGTTACTGCAGCATCATACTTATCTTCTGCTTCAGAAATTAAAGATTGAAATTCTTCTTTATAATTTAAATCAGCGACACTTGCGTTTAATTGTTGTATTTCTTGAGCGGCTAAACCTAATGGATCATCACTATATGCAGGCGTTAAAAACAGCCAACCAAAGCCTAGAATGGCGGCTAAAGATAATCTCCATAATTTAGTCCTAGTCAACTATAACTCCTTGTTACAACTTTTGCAACAAGTTAATTATAACATTGAACTATTTAGCGTTATCTGTTTTGTAAAAGCCCGTACCTTTAAACTGAATACCAAATGTGTTAAATTGTTTAACCATTGCCGCACCGCATTTTTCACAAAGCTCCACTGTGTTAGCTTGCGTTATTGGCTTAGGTATTTCTTTTGTGTATGAACAAATCACACACTTGTAATCATAAGCTGGCACTTTATCTCCTAAATTTTAATGAGCAGTTTATGAAGGACGTGCTCAGGTCCTATCCCAAGGCGTAACTATTAGCCCGTGTCCATCTTCATGGACAGAACTATTATACCTTATTTGACCTTGATTGTCTTTGGTTTTTTGTCTTCTGGAATTACACGGTCTACATCAATATGTAGCATTCCGTTTTTGAATTCCGCTCCAACTACCTCCATATATTCACCAAGCGCAAATGTGCGTGTGAATTTACGGGCAGCAATACCTTTGTGAAGGACTTCTCCAGTTTCCTCTGTAGTTACCTCACCCTTAACAATAAGGGTTTGATTGTCTACTGAAACCTCAATATCCTTTTTATCAAATCCAGCCACTGCCAAAGATACACGATATGAATCTTCGTCTACCTTAACAATATTATATGGCGGGAAAGACTGGGCCGTAGCCTCACGATGGATATTATTTAGTCTTTCTACTTCACGATTGAAGCCAATAAAAAATGGATCTCTAAAAAGATCCATAGCAAATGTTGTTACCATTTTATTCCTCCTTTAAGCGAATAAATTAATATGTGGGCCCCTTACGGCGACCCACATATATTATAGCAAAACGTTTTTCAGACTACAAGATTCGTTTCTTTTTTTCCTTCATTTTCTCTTCATTAGCTGTTGCTGCATAAAGAGCTCTCTGGTGAGCCAATGCTCTACCTCTGCTTGGATGACAGCCTTTAAGTTCGCCTTTATCATTAACTACTGCAAACCCTCTGCATCCAGCTACATTTTGTTTAATATTGTATGGCATAATACCTCCTAATCATTTGGGGGCTCTGGCATATCCATTTGGATTAGCCCCATTTCTTTTGCAATCTTTTGTCCCTCTGGACTTAAATGCAGTGTTGCTTCAAGATTTTCATCATATTCAACTTGCATTAAACCTTTTTCATATAATTTTAATAGGGTCTCATCTACATAATTAGTGTGAGCTTCCCATAGTTCAGGAGCAATCTCTTTTGCCTTTTCTTGAATAGCAAATATCAATTCGCCATTTTCATCTATGCCCTCAAGCGTTACAGCACCTATTTCTAAATAGTGCTCCAATTCCATGCCGTACTCCTCTTCATCCATAGTATTATTATACTCTCTTTTGTGTGGCGTGTAGGGCTCGAACCTACGACGGCCAAATTATGAGTTTGGGGCTCTAACCAACTGAGCTAACGCCACGTAGCCCTATTGTATTGTCCCATCCTCATTTTTGTCAATGGTTGTTTCTACCAACTGCTGGACATAATCAGAAAAGTGTTTTCTTATATTTCCTGGTGGCCTTGATCCAAGAGACTTCCAAAGCCTCTTATACTCAATTACATTAGCGAATGTTGTTGGGCATAATACGTATCCAGCATACTCTTTTAAGGTAGTAGGCAGGGGCACATGCTTTCCACAGCATTTACATTCTTTAGCTTTATCTTGATATATACTCATAGTATTTCCATTCCATCTAGTACGTCCGCCAAATCTTTTGGTATTTTAGGTGGTCTAATTACATTTAATCTAATTTCTTCGTCGTCTTTATTTGGTTTACGCATTAAAGAATCATATGTATGAACGTCTATTTCTTCACTATTATCAAATTTAGTTTTACTAATAGCGTTATAAATTGATCCGCATACTGCATCCGCCAAATCTTTAGAACCTTTTCTTGGATGGTCTACCCTATCACGCATAATTTTCAACTGCAATAATTCGTCTATAAGCAGCTTAATATGTGGCCCAGTCAGCCTATCTTCTGCCACAACCATAGCCATATCATCATAGTGCTTCTTAGCTACAGATAGCGTCTCTGTATTTATGCCATATGCTTTTAACTGTTGCATCATGTCATGTGAATTCCATCTATCAAATGTACACACTTTTATTTTAAATCCACGAGTTCTAAGAGATAAGATATAATCTTTTACCTCAGTAAAATCAACAGACTTGTCAGATGTTGGAGTCCAATATCTAACTGCATCTACTTCTACAATTGGCGCAGGCTGGGAGTATGTGTCGGTTACTTTTACATTTACCCACTTCTGAACGTGAGCCATGGACACGGCACAATGGTCATGCTTTTGCGCTAAGTCTACATGTATAAAGTATTCCTTATCAGGGTCTGGTGCGAACCAATTTTCAAATCTACCAAAGTTATCTACAGCTAAAGCCATATTGTTAAATGCTTTTTCTATTTTTTCACGAGACTTAAAGAATGCATCTACAGCTTCTGGTGGCATGCAGGCAAAACGACCTAAAGCATCTGGCATGTTTTTATAAAACTCTACTTTAAAATTCTCAATTGTTTTAGTTGGATTTATTTCCCAGGTTGGCCTCTTTAAAGCAAATACTCTTGGGATGTTGTATGAAATGATATGATCTTCTTCCCACTCTACAGTAACTTCATTTCCTTCTGTTCCGTCTGGCAGGCTATCATCCATCTTCATTGTTTTAGTTCTAATAATGGTTTCTTTTTCTGCAATTACAGAATCGTAAAACTTTTGAATAGGGTCATTTTTAAAACGTGGGAATGAAAGTAAAATAACTTTTCCATAGTCTGGAAAACGAGAAACAACAGATCCACGATACATATCGTATATTGCGTCTGCGGTCTTTGCCTGATCGTGTCCAGTTGTATTCTCAGTGGCAAAGCCTGAAATTTCATCTAGAATAACTGCAATTACGTTGTAACCCTCAAATGCTTCTCTTTCTGAGTGTCCAGAGTAAACGTTGACATTCTTGTTAAACCTGATTTCTGAAGCCTTTGGGTCGTACTTTCCAATAAACCATGGCGATCTATCTATGCGTGTTTTAAGACCTTTAAAGAATACATTATTTGCCTGTTGTGCGTTGACAGCGATGTTAAGAATATCTATGGTATCTCCTGGAGGCTTACCATAATATGTTGCAGGATCTTTAAGGCACAATAGCAAATAAACTATATATGATACTGAAATTGTAGAGCAGTAATCTTTGCCGCTACCTTTTCCAAGTTGTGCGATTACTTCATTACAGGTTTGCTTGTAGCGACGTCTGCCCTCTTCTTCTCCAAACAGTTTAACTAGGGTAGACTCTTTGTAAATTTGTGAGCTTTTTTCAATAAGAGTATATTGATATTCTGAAAGTGGTGGAAGCCCAAGATACTCTGGGCTAGTTACAAATGTCTTGAGATCGACTGGTCTTTCATCAAATTCCTCACCATCTAGGATATCGATGAGATCATTAAAATTAAGATCCACTAGCTTCCTCTGAATCAATGATAACTGGCTCTACTATTCCAGTTATTTGAGACAAACGTTTAGCGACTTCCATTTTAC